CTGGATCTCGGCAAAACAGTGCGCGAGTTAGAGGCGGACTCCGGGTACCGGGTACGGTTCCAGACGTTCCAGGAGCTGTCCAAACACCCACCCAAGCAGTTCCCCAAGCAGGCTGACACGGTCGTCGGCATGGCCGCCGCCCTCAATGTCCCAGAGGTCACCATCGTGCTCGCCTACGCCACCAGTCTCGGCATACCCGTCAACACCAACTCACCATTCACGCTGCGCATCCCCCCGGGCGCGGACGGGATCGACCCCCCATTACAGGACGCGATCATTCAACTCATGCGGGCGGCACTGAAGTCAGGTTCCCGTCGACGAGTCGTCGTCAACGCCATCTCCGATGATGAGGGTGAGGAGCTGGCCCATCCGCTCGCTACCTTCGTAGGGGAGAGCACCGGCGAGTTTCCGGGCGAAGATCGGCAGCACTACGGCCAGTAGCGACGTCAGCTCTGCGGTGGTGCAATCGTCGAGTTCAATGCGCTTGTCCCCGCCCATGATGTGGGTGAGCTGATACTTGAGATAAGGGCGGATGTTTTCGTCTTCGCCCATGAAATCCAGTGCGGCGTCGATCTTTTGGCAGATGGCTGCTGCATCTCGGTGAGGCATAGCCCGGGGCCCCCTCGTGGTTGAAAGAGAGAATCAGGTGTGAACGGACTGTGAACTCCCCGACTGTTCGATTGTCATATTGCCCCTGGCGAACACTGGTTTACAACGGCGTCAGTTAACTAGGCGCCTTTATAGTTGCGTTGGCAAATAAACGGACCTGCGTGGATAAGCAGACTTACAGTCGCAGGCGAATACCTCGACGGCCATCAGCATAGCCTGTGACCTCACAGCTTCACGAGGGCTGGCAAGGATGGCTAAATCGTTAACAGACCAAAGAGTCTGATCTTGAACACACAAAATCATTTGTGTCGTCGCCGTTTGCCCCGATGTCAACGATCGGATTACAACCGCCGAAATAACGTCCGCGTCAACAGGTTTCGTGCTAATGGTACGAAACACAGCGTCTATTCAGCGTTGCTCAATCGTCTAGGTTCTGCGGGGCCAAGATGTCAGCCAGCCGGCCCATCGCTTCACGATGCCGTTCAACGTTCGGGTCGGCGTAGCGCCGCTGCACGTCGGTGGAGGCGTGCCCGAACAGCTCCATGCGGGTTTGTTCGTCCACCGCGGCCGCCCGCATCAGGGTAGCGGTGGTGCGTCGGAGGGTGTGTTGCCCGACGTGGGGAACCTCAGCCGTCCGCAACAGTTGTTGCCACGCTTTCTGATCCTGGCGTTGGGCGATCGGCGCCCCGTCCGGATGGTGAAACACCAGATTGTGCGGATTGGGCCCGTCCACTTCTTGGAGTTGCTCGAGGATGTCATGCAAGGGTGGGATGATCGGGATCCGCACCTCCGTCGTGCTCTTCGACTTCGGTTTCGTCCACACCAGATTCCCCACACACAACCGGTGCTCGAAGCCGACCGGGAAATCCCACACAGCCTCGGGACAGGAGCTGACGCGTTTCTTCCCGCACGGAAACCTCAGCCCCTTCGGATAGCTCGGGTCCGGGACAGGTTCGCCGCACTGGTGGACCTTGATGAGTTCTTGCAGCTGCCACGACACGTCGATGAGGTCGGCTTGGAGGTCGACGCGGTCCCACGTCAACCCCAAGAGTTCGCATTCCCGCTTGCCGGTCATGAAACCGGCTTTCCACCGCGCCGACCAGATAGCGTCACATGACGAATCCGCCACCGCCATGATGTGCAGGGCTTGGTCGGGGGTGAACGCTGGATGGCGTTTCGGAATGTGGGCGGGCATCCCCACCAACTCAGCCACATTCCTCGGCAGGTTCAGTTCAGCTTGGGCGGCCTTCAACGCCATCGCGAGGACTTGGTGGGCTTTCTGCGCGTTCCGCGTCGACCGCGCCTGAAGGGTGACGTGCATGCGTCGCACATCATCAGGGTTCAGGAGGTCCAGCCGTTTATGCCCGACCGTGGGTTTGATGTACGCCCTGACGGCGAGTTCGTAGGAGCGGAACGTCGTCGGATCCACCCTGGGTTTCTTGATGTCGTGCAGCCAGTGATCCAGCCACTTATCCAGCCGCATCGACACAGCCCCGGGGACGATGCCGGCGTCCAACTGCTTCTTGAGTTCTTTGCGCTTTTGGATGGCGCCGTTGCGGGTCTTCGACGACACGCGTTTCTGCACCGAGCGGCCGTCGATCATGACGGTGTAGCCAGCCACCCACATGTTGTCGGACTTGCGTTGGAACAGGGTGCCGTCACCAGGAGAACGCCTAGGCATCGTGTTACTCAGACCCTCTCTCGCCAGCAAACACAGCCAGACTCTACTGCACTGCCAACTGTACCGTCAGTCCTCGTTTGGTGTCGTATGACCACGCACGATATATACGTCTGAACTGGGCGTTTGACAGAACCTCACTGGTGAGTATAGTCCATACTGCGGATTATGAGTCCGCGGCTCTAACCGACTGAGCTACCGCCCCTATATGGGTTGAGCAGGACATTTACATGACCCCGTTCGACCCACTGTACCTAGGACTGCACTGTTATGGAATTACCTGCACGGCATTGCACCCTAACCCTGCTCCCCCAACGTGCCAACATCATGCGGAGCTGGGGACTCGAACCCCTGCAGGTTATCGAGAAACAGCAGGTGAACCCATGAATCCGGTGTCAGGGACGGCCTCTCAGGGACAGTCGCGACCTGCGGCGGAACAGCCGGAAGTGGACCGGGTCCATAGGGGTGATGAGTGGAAAGCCGTCGTTGACGAATGGCTGGGCATCAAGCCGCGCCCCTGCTCCCACTCTTGGCGGCACACTGTCTACGGGGCGAGCGATGCCCGACGTAACGGCACGACCTGCGTCCTATGCGGAGAGAAGCTCTGATGAGCCTGGTAGCGCACGACGTGGGTGACACGACCTATTACGCCTGCGAGGAATGCGGCGCATGTCCCTGCCCCGAACACGACCGCGGCCACACCCCTGATTGCAGCCACCGTGTCCCTGACGAATGGCGCAGTGAGGACTGCGCCAGGATGGGGCCGGGCCGATTCATGATCTGCTCAGCGTGCCAGCACCCGCCATGTCACGACCTGAAGCCGCCCCCCTGATGTTTGTGGGGTTACAGCCAACCCAACCCAAAACAAAGGAGACAGCAATGAGCAACGCGTGTATCGGCAGGGTCGCGGACGTCCGCGGGATCACCGAACTGCTGTACGAGCACACATGGGGCCTGTTCGACGCTGACAACGCTGAGTATTCGCCCGACTACAAAGGCGACGGCGTGGAGTGGCGCTGCGAGTGCGGATGGAACCACATCGCAGAGGATGGCTCCTTTACCGAGGACCACTCAGCGCACGTTGCTCGGGTGCTGAAAGACACTTACAACATCACGTCACGTGAGTTCTCCGACTAGGCCCGGGTTACGGCTAGAGCAGAGGAGAAACCAGCAGTGAGCGGACTTGAAGACATCCACGCGATAAAGCACCGCATGGAGCTGATAGAGAAGGAGGCGTACCGCACTCTCGCGGCTCAACATCGCGCTGCTGGGGATGACACGCATTACTTCCGCGCCAGTCTGCAGCACTACACCGACTGGCTCATCGTCAATGGTCTAGCCACCGGAGACAGAGACATGGTCGGGGCTTACCTCGATGCGATGAATGGCCGCAGTTGGCCTATGCGGGTTCTGCGCCGCGCACGCAAGGTGTTGCCCGCAGTGCGCCGTGAACATCCGTGAGCCACCGGTGTGGTTTGTGGAAGAGAGGAACAACCCCGCAATGATCTTGAGCGACTTTCCCTGTACCGAGTGCGGTGAGCGGCACCAGCTCAGCAAGCCTGAGGTGGAATGCCACACGATGATCCCGCTGCGGCAGTGCCCGAACATGCGCGCTTATGTGTTTCATTGGCGGCACGGCGAGCCTGAGACGCTGCGCGGTCGCAGTCCAGCGGACGCCCTGAACCGCGCTGGATACGGGCGTGGTGCCGTCGCCGCGCTGGACTACTACGAAGAGGCTGCCCGGTCGGTGTTGGGAGGACAATAAACCCATGAGCAGCGACGACTTTGACAGAGCCGCCCTTGACGGGAAGTGGCATGCTGAGCCCGGTCTCGCCGGCCTCAACGTGTCCCAGCGATGGCGGCTGCCGAAACTGGGCGCGCAACCGGTCACGACATACACATGCAATGTGTGCGGCTTCAAAGTCACCTCAGACACGCACATCCGCTTCGATGAGATGTGTGAGCACTGCCGTCCTGTTCCCAGCTACACCTATCCGTGGGACACGTACGCGGCGTTGATCGGCGACGAACCTATCCCCGCTGCCCGTGGTGTTGGTTACCCCAACAAAGAACCGGAGAAGCCATGAGTAGTTACCGCGCGGTATTGATATTAGGTGCCTGGTCTGTCGTCGTGTTCGCGGCTGGTATCTATCTTGGTGCAGCGACCGGAACGTTTTTCGGACTGGTGGATTTCCGATGATGCGGCTTTGGAGTCGGTACACGCACAGCGCGGCTGTGGCAATGACAGAGATGCAGGAGTGCCGTTACTGCGGTGCGCCCCTGAAGCGGATCTACGAAGACGCAGCGTATGAGCTGGCTTGGTCTCACACAAGTCGCGAGGACGCTAGGGCCTGCACAGGGAGAAAGCTCAATGAATGGCCCGTGCCTGTTGGGGTGTTGGGTGAGGGGGAAACCCAACCATGAGCAGCGAGCCGCTGTCGCTGACTAAAGGCCAGATGGTCACGGTGACCGATAAGGACGGGAAGCCCTACGAGCGCCGCATTACCGCGATCCACTATCCGTCAACGTTGAACGGTGAGGACTGCATCATCATTCGCCTGGCCCCTGTGGTTGGTAGGTGACCCACAAATGAGCCAACCGCGAACCGAAATGCACGAGAAGATACAGCGGGTCGGCCAGGGCATGACTGCCGCAGCCGAGAGAGTCGCCCAATCATTTCAGAAGCTAGGAGAAGCCATGCAGACAGACACAAGTGAGCGGTTTCGGCTGCCTGACCGGCTGAAGTTCCCGCCCCTAGGTGAACGGTTCACACCCGAACAGGTTGTGCAGCAGGCAATTGACGCGTACATCGTCAGTCCGCACCTCGCCGCGCGGGGCACGCTGTCTGAGTTCATCTGCAATGAGCTGCGCCTCCACTTCCCTGATTTCAATGTCTGACGGTCTGGCGGCTCTTGGTGTAGGAGGGGAAACAACGTGAGCGGCGAACAGAGCGGCCGGGCTGAAGGCGAAGTAGACCCTGTAGATGTAGCGCTTTCGGAAAGCGCGCACGAACTTGCCCCGATCGCACTGGCATGGTGGCGCGGCGAGAGAGCTCCAATTCTTTATGAGCCAACCACCCAACCAGGCTTACTGAGCGGCGAAAGGATGCCAATGCTCACCAAGTACCGGGGCATCAAATACCGCATCTGGCGCAGGCTCTACCTGTGGCTATGCGCTTTCTATGATGACTATCACGACATCACATTCACTGGCCCAGACGGCACGCGGATCAACTTCTTCTGCTACGGAGACTTCACCGGGTCGTGGCCTGATGGCTGGGAGTTTGAGTGCTCATGCGAGGACGCGGCAGCCTGACATAGGGCAAAATTATCAGCGAATCGGAGGCAAATATGCAGGTAGAGGGCAGGAATCAGTCGTGGCGGTTTGGGAGCGTCGTTAAGGTCCTAAGTCCGGCAGGAACCGTCACCTACGAGCGCCGCGACTACTACTGCGTGCTATCGGGCGAGCGCCGCTCGGAGCCACCAAGCCCTCGCTGTGAGGTGTGTCCGGTATTCCGCACCTGACATATTCGGCAGTTACCGGCGGTTGGAGATCCGCACCGCCGCCGGCCCATCCAACGCCGTGCAATGTTCGCCGCGTGGCGGCCCGTACACCGTCGCATCACACGTCCTACACGTCCACGTGTAGTGACCGCTCCCGTGCCCTAGACACGCTTCATGGCCGACGAGGACTTGGCCGGCGCCGAGCCGATGGCCGTTCGGGCAGCGTGTTGGTGGCCGGATGATCCACTGTCCAGTCGTCGACCGAACCAAGTCACCTATCTCATTGCTCATCGGCTGGGGTGGCGTTCGAAGTACTCCACGAGGGCCAGCCGGACCAGCTCCGATTCGGAGGCGGCTTCGTGACGATCCTTGACGCGGTGGCGCACCTCGATGCGGATCGGGTCGGGTAGCCGCACGGTCATACCGGGGGTTTTGCCAGCCGAAGGGGCGTCCTTGGCGGGGCGACCCATGCGCAGCGCAGGGCCGATTTCGATGCTGCGCAGCGTGGTTGGGGGGCCGTCGTCCCAGGCTGCGGAGGCGGCGGCGTAATCGTCGGCGGTGCGGCGTTTCTTATCGGTCATGGCAGGTTCCAAGACACTAATCGGGAATGCGGACCTGCACAACAAAGTAAGGGAACAGCAGCAAATACGCCAGGGCGGGTTAGGATCGGCGGATGCTTCAACGAAGGGCTGACCAACCGGGACGGGACTGGCAAGCATGGCTGGTCTACAGCATCCTGGCCTTCATCGTTTCCACGTTCCTAGTGTTTGGGGTTATCGCCGCTGTGCATTGGAGCGCCCGCTACGACTTCGTGTATGACCACGGCACGTATGTGATGGTCGACAAGCGCTAAACGCAGAAGATCGCCCCTCCCCGACCCGAAGGTCAGAGAGGGGCGTTCCCCAGTGCCATTCCGCTTGTCCAGAGCGGTGGTACCTAAAAGCTTAGCGCAATAGACTCAACTTTCCTACATTACCGAGTCAACACATAGATGAACAATGCGACACACGCAGCAACGATCACACCCGCGATAACCCACGACACCACATCGATGTGCGGGTCACCCATCGTTAGCGTCCGGGGCGTGCGGATCCGAATACTTAACCCCATCGATGCGGAGGAACTCCCGCATCTCGTGTATCTCCACGCGGGCTAATCTCCACGCCAACCACTCGTAGAACCCTTCGATGTCCCGCATCGGTGGAACGGGGGTGTTGATGTTGATGACGGTGGTGCGGGTGGGCCAGTCAGCGTCGGGCAGCTCGGCGCGGATCGCCATCCAAATCCCCTCCCACTGATGCTGAAACAGCGTGAGTCGCCAACCCGGCTTGTAGGTGACGTGCTCGAGCGCTTCACGCATCTGGTCGATGGTCAGCATCAGAACAGTCCGCCGAGACCGGGGATGCTGTGGAGGATTCCTCCTAACACGCCGCGCCGGCCGCCGCCATGCCCCGTTGAAGCGCTGCCGCCGAGGAGGAACGGCAATTCGGGGCATTGCGCGGGATGGGTACGCCGCACCTCCGGATCCCGGCAGTCGAACACCGGTGTCTCGGGGATGTCCCACACGATGCGAATAGTGATCTTCTGTTGTGGCGCGAGCGGCATCCCACCCCCCATAGTGGCGATGATCAACACCAGCGCGACCGCCCGCCTACCGAGCATGACCTGGCGGTGGCGGAAGTATCGGCGGGACAGGCGGATCCGGGATACGGCGGTCCTTCGGAATATAGCCAGCATCCCGAGCTTCACGCAGGATCGCTGTGATCTCACGATGCCAGTCCTGATCCTGACGCTGATAAACCCCCGTCTCGTCGGCGTAGGTTTCCAACTGCACCATCCGCGCGTACCGCCAGGCGTGGCGTTCCTCAAGCCGTTCATCGACTTGCAGGGTGATGTTGTCGGTGGTGGCCTTATCGACCTTGCGGTGAGTCAACGACACGTAAGACGACACGATCGCACCGATCAGTGTCGCCGCAGCGATCCCCAACGTCAGCAAGGCTTGCATGCCGGAGATGGTGAGCGTCACGTCTGCTCTTCCTCACCGTCACGCTCCCGGATCGCCCGCCGCGTCAGGACGCTGCGCATTTTGGTGCGCACCACGATCTGACGAGTGAACCGGACAGACAAGTGAAGTGACATCGCGCCGAACGCCAACGTCAACCCCCCGGAAAGGGTGCCGACAACAGTGGAGTTCAGGAGGATCGCAACGAAGTAGGCCCACATGCTCACACCCACACCCACCAACCCGCCGACCCCCCACGCGTAGGGATAGCGCAGATCGAGGGGATGTTCTTCGGTGTCTTGGCGAAACCACCGCAACCCCGTGCACATGCCGATGATCGCCGACAGCGAGCCGATCAGCATGCACATGCCGAGTAGTTGTTGGGTGTTCCAGGACAGGGCTGCGACAGCACCGGTGGAGGGCGCCCCGCTGAGGGTGATGCCCAGCGCCACCAACAGCACGCCGATATGGAAGTAGACGTAAGCCTCGTGGTGGTCGAACTTGCGGCGTTCCTCCCGGCGCGCTTCGGGGGTCGGCACCGCCCTACGCAGGTGTGGTGTCGGTGTTCGCCGCCGCCACCGCACTGCCGAAGAACACCGGCGCCAACCCGGTCCACAACGCCCACGTCTGATCAGTGGTGTAGCCGTACCGCACCAACAAAGCGCCAGATGCGGCGAGTAGGGGGTACAGGAACGTGCGGAAGTTGTTGGCCGAGTTGAACGCCGACAAACCCGCATCAACCACCACAAGCGCGAGCGCCACCCACAGGCCAGCATCGTCGCTGGACACGTACCCGGCGATAGCGAGCACACCAGCTACTGCGGGAAGCGCCACGTGCAGCCACGCCCGGAAATCCGCCCACGTTTTGATGTTCAGGAGATTCATTGGTGTTCCTTCCACTTTTTTAGTGAATGTGGTTGAACCCCAACAGATTTGGGGTTACAGTTGGGTTCGCCGGGCGGAACCTGACACAAGGACGCGGCTTACGTGACCGGAGGGAAACCGGAGTGCCAAGCTCTCAGCCCGCCCGGCCTCTAGTTCTGCTCGTACAAGATGCGGCCGACATCGGCCTGGAAGCCTTGGTCCCACGTCGCCCAAGAGCCAGGGAACAGCAGCAGAGTCGCGCCCTTAGGGGCGATCTCGCGGATGGTCCGCACACAGTGGTCTACGCCGGTCAGGCCGTCCCAGTTGCTGTATGCCGGATCCCAGTAACGGCCATGTGCTTGGGTGGTGGCGAACTTGATCGCATCGATAAGCAGGTCGATCAGCTGCGGGAGGATCATCACCAACTGCAGGGGGTTCAGCAGTGTCCCGACAACGTTCTGCGGGCCGGTGGTCATCAACCCCGCCAATCCCGAAAGTATCCCAGCCGCGCCAGTGGTGTCGTCGGATGGTTTGAGGCCCATGAGTTCCTGCATCGCTTCCATGGGGAACTGCATCAGCAGATATTGCGCGAACTCCAAAGTCAGTTCCGCCCTAGCAATCACGCGGTACAGGAAGAACAACAACCCCCGAGCTCGCGGGTACCAGTCGCCGTCGATGGAGTAGGACCAGTACCGGTTGGTCACCCAGTCAGGGTGGAACTCGCGGCTGATCCCCTCCCCCGGGTCGTTGCCAAGTAGGGAGCCTTCCGGGCGCATGGACGGGTCACCGAAGTTGAATGAACCCAAGTATCGTGCCTGTGCTTGATTGGGCAGAAGCATTTCGAAGTCCCGCAACGTCTTCGCGCCCATGCTGTAGCCGATTCCGATGACAGGGCCCGGGATGAGGTCGAACAGCCGCTTCCCCTCCGCAGCCCCCTGAGCCGTCGCCTTATTGAACGAGTGGGCTGTCGGCGGCATCAGATAAGCAGTCGTGTCGTACGAAACACCCTGCAGCGGATACTTCTTCACCGGCGGTTTGGGTTCGATCGTGACGACGCCGAGGCGGACCTGCACCTTGTAGTCCGCTATCCCATCGGTCCTGAGGCCCGCTGCTTGGGTTTGGTTCAGGAACGTCGTGATGTTAATGACCGCTTGTTTGGTGGCTTCGGTGAACTCGTCACCGTTATCAACAACACCCAGTTCTCTGGCCTTGGAAGCCTTCGGATACGCCGCGAACAGGCGATGATTCAGCTTCGCGACCTGCACACCCCTATCACCGATCCCATACCCAATCCAGGCACCGTTGACCTTCACGATGTCTCGCCACACAATGCGGTGATCTTGGCGACCACACCCGGGAAGTGCTTGGCGACGGCGTCTTTGTCGTCGTAGTCCAAATCATCGGGAACGATGTCGGGCAGGTCTTCATCGGTGATTCCGGCCGCTTGGAAGATGCTGGCGATGGCCGGTCCCAGACCGAACATGTCGTTCGTCGTCAAGTCGCTGATCTTCGGGTATCTCATGACGGGTCCTTTCCGAGTGACCACACCTTGTCGCGCAACGTCATCCCCTTCGATTCCCAAGCGGGATCGCCAGGGCCGAGTTGCGCACGAATCTCCCTGGCATCTACAGCGATAGCCTCAAGCAACTCGCGGTCGGTGTAGTCGTGCGGGAACAACTTGACTGGGGGCGGCGTAACCGGGGTTGGGCCGTCGAACTCGCCGCGGATGTCTTTAGCGATCTCGCCACGGAACCATGGCATGGAAAGATTCCCCGGATCCCACTTCCCCTGCCGCCAACCAGCAGGCCCCTGAGTCGCCCATTCCTTGTGTGAAATGTTATGCGACACATCCACACCCAGATACTTCGTGAGTGCCGCGCCGACGTCGCGCATTGAGATGATCTGCGCATCCGGCCACCGCTCCCGGGTTTGGGTTGCCTCGGTGATGCTCGTGTCACGCGGCCACGCGCATTCGATTCCGATGGTCCGGTCGTTGGCGTCGTCGGTCGGTAGTCCTGGCCAGGAGCCTTTGCCGGCGTGGTTGCAGGGTCCGACAGCGACGATGGTGACGGTGCCGTCCTGCGCTATATGCAGCTGCGACAACGGGCCCGCGAGGTCGGGGCGTCCGTCACGTATGGATTGGGCGGTGGCTGCACCGTTTCCGGTGTGGTGCCAGATTATCCCCCAGATTTCCTGCATGGTGCCGCCGACACCGGAATCCTGCCAGCCGGGAAGGGTTTTGAGTCGGTCGCCTAGGGCTGGTCGTAGAACGTCCTCGAGCCATACCGGGTCACCTGATACCACGTTCGTCTCCTGTGTCGGTTGACCTGCTAGTCGGTCGTAGTACTTCTGCGCCTCGGCCATGCGTTGCGCGTAACGGTCGGGGAATGCGGACTGCTGGATCGCTTGAGCGTGCGCACCTGGGTCGCCATGGTTGTAGTCACGCTTCACAAGCCGGTCGTAAAACAAGCCAGCCGACTTGGTCGGGTCCATGCAGACATCAGCTGGCCCCCACCACCACTGCCCATTAGCGCCTTTACGGACCTGCTGCTGCAGGGGGCCCACCGAGTAGCCGTCCGAGCCGACCGCATCATGCGGCAACGACATCGATTCCGGCACCTTGCTGTTGGCGTAAACGGTCAGGTTGGATTCGACCAAGCCGGTGGCGATGCATATGACGATGCCCCGCTCCATGATCCCGCGGCGTTTGCCTTCTGCGATGAACTCGGACGCCACTTGATCCTTCGTGCGGTACGGCATCAGGTCAGCACCTCAACTTCGCAAATGGCCATTTGTGCCTGCTGCGCAGCGGTGTAAAGGGTCATGTGTTCGTTAAGTCGTTCGAAGCGGTACGCGGCCGCGATGGGTTTCCCCTGAAACGACAGGATCCACAAACGCATTCAGAACCCCGCCAGCCGTCCATCAGCGGTTTCGAGGATGATGTGGACGGTCACCGAGACGACCGCGGCGACCGCCACGCATCCCACAGCCACCCCTAGGCAGAAGGTCGTCATGTGACTGTGATCCCGTAATCAGTACCGAGTGCGAGCATTTCAGTGGCGATGTCGGCGTCAGCTACCGCGCCTTTGACGAGGATCAGGCGGGCCACTTCACCGGCGAGGAAGTTGCTGGTGCCACCCGAGTTAGATCCGATACGCAACCCGGACAGCCGGGAGGAGCCAGTGGTTCCTGTCACCGGACCGGTGGATTGGTTGACGAAAAGTTTCGAACTGCTCGTGTTCCACACCGCACACACCACTTCATAGGCAGTGGTGTCCGTCTTCGAAACGTTCGAACTGCTTGACCCGCCATAAATATTCAACGTGGTGGTGGAAGTTTTACGGGCGTACAAACCCACACCGGAGGTGATGCCGTTGCAGAAGTCCCCTGCTGTCGCTTTGATGACAGCGAAAATCGTCACCGGGGTCGGGTCTGTGGAGGAATCGGGTCCGTAGGCGCGTGACCACGACGAGGTGGTGAGTTTGTCGTTGGTCCCGTCGAACACCAACGCTGGAAGGCTGTTGACTGCTGACGCTTTGAATGTGGGTTGCTGGCTGGAGGTGCTGTTGGCCAACGCTTTACCCGCTTCGGAACCGGACAGGATTGGCACTGACGCCACCAACGCCCCATCCGACAGGGCGAGGTTCGCAGGGTTCATGTCGGCGATCAAGTTCGGATCCGCCGACGCCCGATACCCCGCACCGCCCGCCTCAGTTGTGGCGGTGTCATCGTTACTAGCGGCGGATTCGTTGCCTGAGCCGTCGAACGCTTTCACATACCGGTTGTAGGTGGTTGAGGAAACTAAGCCGGTTTCGGTTTTCGACGTCGCGCCAGCGGCGAGATCAGCGCCGACTTGAACGTCGGTGTCGGCGTTGAACATCCGATACCCCGCCACACCAACATCGTCGGTGGCGCTCGTCCAGGTCCATTGGATCGAATTGGATGTGACGGTGCCGTGGGACAGGACCGGGGCGGTGGGCGGTGTGGTGTCACCGATCGGCGTAGCCCCCGTCCCCGATGAGGAGAACCCGAGTTTGGAGAACATCAAATCCGCCAGGAACGCATGCCCTTTTCCGTTCATGTGGACGGTGCCGTCAGCCATCATCGACAAATAGTTGGAGCGGTCGGAGTCGATGCCGATGCCGACCTGGATGAAGTCCTCCACGAAATCCAACACGGCGACGTGATCGGCATTCTCAGCGGCGATCTCCGTACATGCCTGCAGATAATCCGACCACGGATAGTTGGGGGTCAGGTCATCCCAGCGGTAATAGCCGTGCCAGAAGATGAACAACACGGGCCGAGACGCGGCCGCTTGAATCGCATCTATCCGCGCCTGAAAGTTGGTTTTGGTGGTGGAGGCGGGCACGTTGTTGACTGGGTCGTTGCCGGCGTCCTGAATGAACACTGCGATCGGATCCAACGCGCCAATCGCTGATGCTGTGCGGGTCGGGCTGCTACTCGACGTGAGAGTTATCGACGTGCTCGAAGTAGCGCCACCCAGGCCGAGGTTGATGCCGTAAATACCGGTGGATGGTGGGCTGCCCGGAATGTTGGAGACCGTCGCCGGATGGCTACCGGTGTCGAGTGGGTAGGCGTCCTGCAGCCGTTGAATGAACCTGTTCACGAACCGTTTCGGCGTGCTGCCGGAGACTTGACCTTCGGTGGTGGAGGATCCGCAGAACACGATCGGGCATAGTGCGTCGTTGCGGATAGCGAGCCCTGCACGGAGTTTCGCAATCACGGTTGGGACACCACTCCCTCCTCCCCCGGTCGGGATGTTGGCGATCGCTTGCGTCAGCGTAGATTTGGTGGTGACAGGATTGAGCCGGGTGATACGGGTCACGACAGAACCGTCCCGGAAATCACCAGCGAAGCTCGGGATGCGGCTGAGGCTATCGCTGAGATGAAATCACCGGGCCCGAGTTTGTGACCCTCCAACTCGGAAAGAACTGTGGAGTCACCATCGTTGAGAATCCCCGTCCCCTTCATGATGACGACGCGGTTCGACGCGCCAGCTGTTCCCCCGGATTTGACAACTGAGATGCGTACTTCCACCGAATTGCCGGAGTCGTTGGCGACGGTGGCGGCGTCGATCTGAACCGAAGTGGATGCAGGGCACGTGTATACGGTGGTTTCCGTCGCCGCGATAAACTGCGAAACCAGAGGGGAAGGTAACGCGCTGGTGGCGGCAATAACGTTCTGTGTCACACGATCTCCTTCTTTCGGCGCTTAGCCGTTAGAGCGATGCCACGCGCAGTAGTCGCAGGCCCAGTCAGGGCCGGCCATTCCTCAATCCCCAACAACGCCAACACCCACGCACTGGAGAAGCCCGTGTTCAATGTGGGGCGCAGGTCTTCGCCGCGCCACCAATACGACATGCCCGGCGGCCACCACGTAATCCCATGCTGACGTAAATACTGGAACCCAAACCCAGTGCGGCGGTGGGAGAACGGGTAGACGGTTTGGTCGTCGATCCACTCACACATCGTCGTCACCGACCCATCAGAACCCGACGTTCGGACAGCGGTATACCGGTTACCGTCGGCGACGAGTTTGAACCGGTCATAATCCGTCAACGAACCACCGTTGGCCGTCGCCCGCTCAGTGATGACACGGTTGATGCACGTCAAAATCTTGCAGGACTCGTTACCCCAATGGGACACCGCACCAACCCAGTTATCTCCGGTGCCGTCGCAGCGGACGATCGGCATCACCGACCGATCCCCCGAGATTTGGTTACCGGCGCCCTGGACCATCGTGATCTCCGAGGAATGATCACGCGACCCCTGATCGGTGTAGTAGGGCGCCAGGATGTAGTAGTAGCCGCTCACCGACAGGGCGGTGGGTTCCGCGACACCGTTCTGCACAATCCACGACCCGGTGGAGGTGGTGAACGGGCCGGTCTGTCCGCCAGTGCTTTTCAGCGTGTACGACCCGAACAAACTCGACGGCGTCGTGTTCGGGGCGGACGGAAAATAGTACGAATACAGGTTCTGTGTGGGTGTCCCACCGCCGGGCAGAGGATCAGCGTCGGTGTGGGCTGCGACAATCGTGGACGGGAGAGATTCGCGGCCCTCATCATCAACCGCGGTGACGTAATAGTTGTAATCCGTGTTCGGGGCTAAACCGAGGTCGTCGTATGGGGGGCCTGCGATCGGGGTCGGGGTGAGAAGAGTCGCCGCCCCACCGCTGGAGCGGTAAACGTTGTACCTCATGAGACCGTGACGGTCACAATTCCTGTTGAATCCCAAGTCAGGGTGAAGGTCCCCGCGGTCACGTTTTGGTCAGCCCCGAAGTCCACGTAACTGATCAGAGGGCGGGTCGCGTCAGAGCCTGGAGTGGCGTCATAGACCACTGCGTATCGGGCGCCGGTGAATGTGGCGCTTGTCCACGACACGTCCGCGCCGTCGAAGTTGAACACGTTCGTACCCGTGTTATACGCAACCGCAGGGCTGCCCAGGGTTGCGCCGCCTGCTGTGTAGCCGGTGCCGGTGATTTCGTTGGTGACGTCGGACTTGTATTGGTGCGTGTCCTGATTCGGGGTGTAGCTGGAGGTGCACAGCATCACCTTGATGGTGTCGCTGTCCAAGTCGATTTCCTTGTTGAAAGCCGACTTGAAGCACAGCCCATACATTTTCGCTGTGATCGCCATGGTTCTCCTTTAGGTGACGGTGATGCCGTAGTCTGTGCCGAGGGCTTGCATTTCAGTCGCGATATTCGACGCGGACACACGGCCTTTCACCAACAGCAGGCGCGCAACCTCTCCGTTAAAGAAGTTGCCGGTACCGCCCGAGTTGGATCCGATCCGCGCCCCATCAATACGGGCAGCCGAACCTGTCCCAGTAGTTCCAGTCGCTGCGGCGGTGGATGCTGTGTTGACCTGGATGCGGGACGATGCGCCGTCCCACACGATGCACACCACTTCGTAGACGTTGTTGTTGTCCGTTCCCACAACAGTGTTCGTCGTGTTACCGGCGTAGATCGTGATCGACGTTGTGGCGGTTTTGCGGGCGGCGAGGAAGTTGCCTGTGGCTGCGGTCCAGTTGTGGATGAAATCCCCAGCGCTGCCTTTGATCACCGCGAAACACGTCACCGGGGTCGGATCGCTGGCATAACCGGGGCCGTAGCCTCGCGACCACGCCGACGAGACGGCGAGCCGGTCATTGGATCCGTCGAACAGTATCGACGGCAGGCCGTTGATCGCGTTCGTTTTGAACAGTGGTCGGTTCGACGACGTTCCCTGCACCAACGCGGCTAGTTCAGATCCGGCAGTGGGGGTGATGGTAGAGATCGGATCGTTATTGACCAGGGTGCCCGTCAACGTGTTCGGGTCCACGTCGACGATCAGGTCGGCGTCGTTGTGCGCCCGATACGACACCCCAGCAGTAGGTGCTACCGCTGCGGCGGTGGCGGTCGCAGCGGGAGCGGCGAGGCTGCTGCTCGCCGAGACAACGGGTGCGGGGGCGGAAGCGGTCCCCGATGCTGCGGGCGCAGCCAAAGTACTGCTAGTAGTGAGCGCGGGCACAGGTGCTGACGCTGTTACGGTGGCCGCTGGTGCGGATAGTGTTGTGCCACTAGAAGTGGACAGAGAAGGTGCTGGTGCGCTAGCCGTCGCAGTCGCCGCTGGCGCGGCCAGTGTGGAACTCGATACCACTGCGGGGACACGTGCGGCAGCAGTTGCGGCAGCCGCAGGCGCTGCGAGGGTAACCCCAGTGACCAGAGACGGCGCCGAAGCTGATGCGTTGGCTGCCGCTGCGGGAGCATTGATTTCGACGACGCTGCTATTCCACATCAACGTCACACTCGACGTGGTATGCCCCGTCACCACCAACCCTGTAGGTGACGGCGGCCGCGCTGCTCCCCCACCCAACAAGGTGGGGATGGTTTTCGCGAAGTCCCACAACGGTTGTTTCTTGCTGAAATCGAAGTTCACGAACCCGAACTGGTGGAACGGATTCGACGTGTCCGTGCCGGTGTTGCGGTAGTTGTAGTAGAACACCGCCTCGATCCAGTCGGTAGCGGCGATCAACTCGATCTGCTCAAGCAGATAATCCCTAGCCGTGATGAGGGAGGTGATGGCGGGGTAGGCGACGCCGATCTCCGTCAACCAGAGTTTTTGGGTGCCGCCTTTGTCTTCGATGTAGTCGTGGACACCTTTGAGGCGTTCCCACGCGATCTGCCCATCCTGCGGGACCTGCCACTTGCCGTGATCATCCTGGCTGTACCAGTGAAACCCGATACCGTCACAATGATTCAACAACCCCGCATTGATCGCGGATTTCAAATAGTCGAGCGGGTTGACGGAGGAGGCGATGATGATGTTGCCGGTGCCCATCGTCGCCACACCGGCACTGATCACCCTAGCGGTCGGGTGTACGGCCCTAATCCCGGCTGCGCCGGCGGCAGCGAATTCGACGTAGACGGTGGCTGAGACGGGTGACATGAACAGGGACCAGTTGGGTTCATTCCACAACTCGAACGCATTCACCTGCGCCGAACCCGAAGGCCCATACCGGGTCGCCAACATCCGGCACAGATTCCCGTACGCTGTCGCGGACCCGTCCCCACCCCTACCTTGCCCCACCGACACCAACAACAAAGGGGATAGGCCGTATTCGGCGCACAGGTTGATGGCGCGGTCGAGATTCGTTAGGGCGGTGGTGTCGTAGCGGCCGGGTGATTTCTCGATGAAGTCCCACGCCGCGATGAACCGAACCCAGGTAGCACCAATCTCTTTGATGCCCGACAACACGTTGCGGACGTCGGCTTCTTTGATCCATGCGTCCCCGCCGCCGATTTCGACTTGGTTGACGCCGAACTCAATCACCAGTCCAGGACCCGCACATTCGCCTGAACACCCGGCCCGTAAAACCCGTACACGCCGTTGCTGTCACAGTTCGTCACCACACAGATACGGCGGTGACTAGCGTCGAAGGTGAGGATTCCGTCGGCGTCGACCCACCGCAGTTCCTCAATCTCCACGTTGTTTTTGAACACGAACACTGTGCGGGTCGCGGGGTCGGCTTTGATCTCAAAGTTCCACAGCGGCTGAATCTGCCAATTGGAGTAGCTTTTGAACGTGTGGATCACACGCTGGGTCGGTGAAGACCCAGTGACCAGACGCAACTCATCCCCACCGCCGGAAGACCAACCGCCGCAATGAATCTCCAACGCCACATAACTCGCCATCGCCACATCGGAAACGATCGCCACCCGCGTGGTGCCGATCATCTTCGAATCGATCGTGAAGTTCACACCATGCTTATCACTCGTAGCGGCGGTGTTGTAGTAGCCAGCGGCAAGTGAAGTGGTTTGCAGGACACCGTCTTTCACCACATCATCCAACGTGCCGACAATGTTCGTGTAGTTCGCCAACGACGGATCCGGCTGCGGTAGTTGCGCCTGCAACTCCCCAATCCGGCCGCGGAGTTCCTCCCCCAGTTGCCCGAGTTGGGCTGCGAAACCGTTCAACAGCTGCATCGGGATCTGCAACGCCCACATGATCGCCGACAACGGATTACCCGTCGCCCCCGTCCCGGTGATCGCAGAGATAATCGCATCCACCACCCCCAGCAACGCCTGCGCGATCGCGCCGAGAATCGCTCCTGGGGTGTCTAGATCGATGCCGTCGAACAGTTGCGCAAGGAACCCGAGATCGATGCCGGTCAGGTCTTTGATGATCGGGATGGCGTACTGCTCGAAAAAGATTTTCCACTGCTCGATGAACGCTTCAACGTCGAAAGTGACTTTCGGCGGTTGATAGTTGATTCGGTTGAGTGGGCTGCGATCTGTGGGGAGTTGCAGCCCGCCGAGCAGGGATGCGTCTGCTGCTCTGGGCATTAGATCGGGTTCAGCTGGACCGACAGTTGAGCGCCGGCGTTCTCGAAGTTATACAGCCCGGCGACACCATCATTGAACGCATTGACATACAACGTTGCTGCTGCGCCGGTGGCGCCTGCCGGGATTTTTCCGCGCTCATTCTCCGGTGTGATGGCGTCGTTAGGTGCCGTGCCGGTGGAGGCGTGCGGGATGACTGTCACATAGTTGGTGAGGTTGCCCCAGCCCCGCGCCACCAACGTGCCGGTCACCGACCCCAGTCTGACCTCCACACCCACCATCAACGGTGTGGTGTCGAACTCGATACCGGTGACCCGGAAATGCCCGAACACGATCGGCACCGAGTCGTATTCCTGCGGAGGAATCAGGCAGGTTCCGATGGGGACGCGGGTGCCGAACGCCAACGCCACATCACTGAAGGACCCCTCCGGGTAGGTGTAGAACTTCGGGATGTACGCCTGCGTGGTGGAGGGGTGCCATTTCCCGTCAGCCTCGTTGAACACCAACGTGTCACCGGTTTCCGGCGGCGGGGTCATATCCACATCGGGTGCGTCGGCGATGTTTGTGGCGGGCCCTTCAGGGCCGCGGGGCGCTTTGATCTTCAGAAGCACCGACGGGTGGTAGGCGTCGCCGGTGATGACGACCTCGTTCTCAAGGTCGGGGTCATCGGGGTCGAGCAGTTGGACGCTGAAACTGATGATCGGTACGGGCCCTGGCGGGCCTTCGGTGCCCATCTGGAACCATTCGAAGTGGTCTCCGTACCAGATGTAGATTTTGGATCCGCTCGGGTTGCCGTCCTCATCGAATTCCCTGACGACCCAATACTTGCCAATATCAGCATCGTCATCGGTCAGGTTGGTGGGGAGTTCGCTGACGTCGTCGAACACCTCGAGCTGCAAATCCGGGGCTGGCGCGTTCGACCCGGCAGGTCCTTGGCGTCCCTGAATGATCGGGACGGTGATGAAGCCGTTACCGCCGGCCACTTCCCACGACATCGAAGCCTGATCAGGTGTGTCCAGATCGGAGACAACACCCCAAATGTTGTTGCGGGACAGGAAGGAACCGAGATAAACCCGGTCACCTAGGTCAGGGGTGATGATAACTGGTTCAGTCACCTAGGCTCCTCAATCACATTCACAACTGGTTTCACCGACCACTGTTCAGGCGTCGGTTGCGGGTTACGTTCAATCACGACAGGGTCATCGGCCTCATCCACTCCCACGTAGGTGACGAGGTCCTCGTAATAGCCGCCGCCGATGATGCGGCGCGGTTTGATCTGCGCCTTATCGGGGTGCCACCGCCACCCACCTCGAGTCAGGTGATGCACCAACGTGACCACCACATCGGGGAGATGGTTCATATCCAGGACGCGGCCGTGCGCATCGATCGGGTATTTCAACCACTCGAATAGCTGCATGGCGGTCGTTTCGATTTCCTTCGCCGCATCAATGCGCTGCTGCACAGACTCCGGGAGGTCCATCAGTTGAACAGCCAGCCTTCCCCGACCGCCATCGACATGATCGAGTAGATCGCCTGCAGCGTTTTGATGCCCTGCGCGAACGGATCCCGATCTTTGGCGTCGTCCCCGACGGAAACCCCCCACGTGATCGGGGTGGAGCGGTCGTATTCGTACTTGATCGCCGAGACTTGATCGACGTAGATGATGCCGTCTTGCTCGAACCAGATGCGGTCGTCAAGCATGAAGTCCTGCAACACAATGTGTGGGGCGGCGTTACGCACGGACGTTTTGAAGGACCGCCACGCCCGTTTCTTCCAGTCACCGATCCGCAACCCGAGAATCCCGGAGATGGTGTAGGCGGTGCCGCCACCTTCTTCCCGATGCTCCAAGTAGCCGAGATCACCTGTGTACAAAGCCCTTAACGGGTTGGTGTACCGCTGCCCTGGGAACAGAATATTGTCGAGTTGGCCCTGATAGAGGTTGTCCAAACCCTCAACCGCTGGTAACTCACCGGCCAGGACGACGGCCTGGGCGATCTGGGAGATGGCGTAGCGAATGCCGAACGTCTGCAAATCATTAACGATCTTGGGGCTGGGCCCGTAAATCATCGTGGTCTTAACGGGGCCCTTGTGTTGGTGGTATCCCGATTCGATGATCCCCGAATGCTGCCCATCGCGATAGCCGACGTCAGGCTTCTTAGGGGCCACTAGGAACAGTTTGCGGAAAAGCGGATCAACTTCGCCGTCGTCGTCGGCGTCCACGGGGAAGATCGTGGTAGTGATCAGATCGTCGAGGGTGGAGGCGAACAGGTTGATCGGGCCGTCCACAAACGTTCCGGTGGGCCCGTCATATCCTGAATGGTCTTCAAACGCGGCGACGATGCAGTTGCGGGCTGGGCGGGCGAAACTCGCCAAATCCTTACCCAGAAGTTGTTCGAGTTCGGGGTGGGGGGTGTCTTCGTCTTCCTTAAACCACGTGTAGACGCGTGCTGTGCATCCGGCGTCTTTTAGCGGGTCGAGTGTGCAGGAGTGGAAGTCGTTCCACGCCGCCGCGATCAGGCTGGTTCGGGATTGGTCGAAGATCGGGTTGATGAACTGAACCTGCATCGGCCACTCGAGCGGGTTGAAGTTCAGCAATGCATCCGGCGACAGCGGGTTGATCCACCCTGCCGGGTTGAAAATGTTCGTGGGGATACTGGCGAGTGGGAAGAACGCGCGCAGCCAGTTGATGAATAGCGTTACCGCGCAGCCAGTCCGGATGTTGGCCGGCAGCATCCACATTTTGATCGGCTGCAGCTCCGGCGGAAACAGGGGGGTGCTTCCCACAAGGGTTGTCTTGAGGTGCTCTCTGTTCGCTGTGGCGATCAACTCGACTGTGTGAATCCCACTGGAGTCGCGTTTGACGTTTATCGTGGTGATCTTCCCGCCCCACCGGGTACGCCAATTCGGGTTCGTGGCGAACGGATCGATCGACAGGTGAAGGTCTTCTTCGATCCTGACGGCCTTGCGGACAAAGTCGCCGAGGTAGTCGCCGCCACGGATAACCACACCGGCTTCCCCTGTGTCGGCGGCGATTTCCTCGAACCGGCACGACATTTCCTGACCTATCACCGCGAGATGGGACAGGTTTTTGTCCTGCATCCGGATCAGCGGCCGTTGCCGCGCCGAGTCCACCACCGTTTGCCTGCGGGAGTGCAGGTACCGGTAGGAGTCCATGATGTTTTTGTTCGGCAGGGGCGCGCCGAACGCACCGATCACCTTTGATTGCAGTGCACCCATGACGTTGCGGGTGAACTCCAAAGGCACGTCAACGAGGTCCTCCACACCTGTGTAGAGGACATCAAACGGTGAGGTCATGACGGTCGTGAATACCTTTGCGGCAGAAACACCGTCACCGACCCGTTCGGGTTGTCATGTTTGACTTTGATGTTGGCCACCGTTTTCGGCGGGATTTGGGAGTTGAACTCCACATATTTACGCCGCCACACCGGCAACCCCAACGCTGCGATGTCGTGTAGGAAGAAATCCAACAGCCGTGAGGACCGGATGTAGTCGTAGAAAATGTTGTCGACCGGATCCTTCGACCCAGTCAATGTGCGATTGGCTGGGTCAGTATCGACCAACACGTAACCGTCGGCTGCTGACAGGGTCGGCAGTTCCACCATTCGTGTGGTCATGCCGTCCTGCACCCACGCCTTTCCGGGCCCGGTGTAGAGGAACAGTGGCCACACAGGCAGGTTGCCGCGGTTGGCGATGGTGATGGTTTCTTCATCGAACCCGTTCGCGGCCACCGTTTCCGGGTGCGCTGTCCACTGCTCGTACAGGGTGCGTTTGGCCCACCACGGCTTCGGGGCGAGCATTTTCAAGGAGTGGACGAGGACCTTGTTGTTGTGGGCGACGGGGTCCTGTTTCAATGAGGTGCCGACCTTTTCGGCCAGTTTGACCCGCGCCCAACGCCAACCACCAAGCATGGTGTGGCAGCCCAGCCAGCCGAACTGGTCGTGTGGCCAGGCGTCCCACCAATTGTTCTCAATCATCCGGTAGGCGTGGGAGGTGGGGGCGTGCTTGCCGCCGATGATCACCCCCATGTCGATGACGCGTTTACCGACATTGGACCGCTCGTAGGTGGCCCCGACTTGATAGGCGCCTTCGGTGACAAGGTCTTCGAACGGCAGATGATAGGCGCCCTCCAACCCTTGGGCCATCCGCACGCCCTGACGACCCCGATGTCTTCCTTCGAGGTCGAAGAACTTACCGTTCGCGCCGATGGCGACCCAGCGGGTCGCGTCGACCATGATGTGGGCGGGAATGTGCTGATACTGCTGCCGCACATACTCTTCAGTTGATCCCGGCCGGATGAACGGCCCCGACGAAATCATCCCGGCAGGCTCCGCAGCGGTTGCCGCGACTGCTGCAACTGCACACTCTTAATACCGTCCTGCACGGCGGCTTGTGAGTAGCCGAATTTCGCGCCGCGCATATCGATACGCTGATCAACCACAGGCCCCGGTGCCCCGCCTTGCCCGTGCTGGGTGAGTAGCGGGGCAGGCAGGGATCCGCCGGTGCCGCCACCGCCCCGCCCGATCGCAGGCATGAACTGGCCCGGTGCATCTCCGGGAGATCCGGTGTTCAGGTCGCCGAAGGGTTTCGGGATCAGCGACATCAAACTGTCGATCGGCCCCCCACCACCGCCACCCGGGAATAGTGAACCGTCAGTGGTGCCACCGTCTTTCGGCTTCAACCCCATAAAACCTTGGAACAGTTTGAACAACCCGAACTGGGTTGGGTCTTTGAACAGGTCGCCGAAGCCGAAAACTTCCATGATGCCGCCGGCGAAGTCCTTCCCCAGTTGTTCGAACGACCCGTCACCCGCTTGCCCGGTCCCGCCTTTTTGGCTCTTTTCGATGGCGGTTTGCAGATCGGTTTGGGCGTCGGCATGTTCACGCTTCGCCACCGCCAACGAATGCTCGGCGTCGGCGCGTTGCCGTGCAGTCGCCGTGCCCTTCCTGTTCAACTCGTCGAGGCGGGCCTGCGCGGATTGCACACGATAAGCGGTGTCATCGACACGCTGCTGCGCATTGCGTAGGCGTTTGTCAGTGGCCGGGTCGCCGGTCATCACGTAATCCGATGACGGATAGGCACTCGATACGGGACTGGAGCCTGACCCGTCTACGGGCCGGTAGTAGTGCTGGGTGAACGCCGGGTCGGACGCGCCGGTTCCACCAACCCCTCCCCTAGCGGCGGCCGCGTCGCTACCCCAGTTGAACGGTGTACCACCAGGCAGAGTTGCTTGCATGTGTTCGCTGTTAAACCCGACGTTGAATGCGCCCGGCATCGTTCCCGGCAGGAACCCGTGCGCCGTCAACCATTCGGCGGCGTTAGCGGTGGACATTGAACGCCCGGCGGTTGACCGGCCGTCCATGAGGTTGACCAAATCCTCGACAGCACTTGAGCAGTCAGCGAGACCCTTGGTTAAGTCCGCTCCCTGGGTTTGTGTGTAGCTGCCGACCGGAACATTGGCCAGCAGTGCCGCGTCGCTGGTGTAGCCACCTATAAAGTCAGCCGCAGTCTTCCTGCCGCCGCTGCCCTTGGCGGGTTCAGTGACCATCGGCGGCATGTACTCTGATACGCCAGGAACCGTTACCGGTGGAGGGGTGAATCCTGCACCCGGATACCAGTCTTTGTAGAAGTTGGGGCCGAAACCTGTGGTTGGTTGAGCGGGGTTGGTGGTGGGCAGCGGCACGGACGGCCGTAGGGCGGTGCGGTTCTCGCCACGGGTCGGGCTGACATCTTGACCGGGTGCGGGTACTGGGAGCATCCCTGTTTGTGGGCCGTACGGTGTGCCTGTCGGGTCGAGTGTGCCGTCGCGCCGCAGCAGGGGGACACGGCTGCGCGGGAAGTTAGTGCCCTCGGAGACTTCTCGCGAGGCGCCGGGCGCGACTGCCGCCACCGAACCGCCCGCAACGAGATACCCGAGCCACGCAGGCACAGTCACCCCTGCCAGCGCTGCCGAGATACCTGCCGCCCCCTTGCCCGCAGCGCCGGGCAGCGCCCCCAGCAGGTTAGCCACACCACTCAAAGCGGTCGCAAGACTTGATACGCCGCTAATCGTCTTCCACGCTACGAACGCTCCGACGACCGTTTGGGCGCCACCGGGAATGCTGTTGATGATGTCCAGCACTTGCCGGATAACAGGGAGGAAGGTATTTGCAGCATCCCGAGCAACATTGAAAATTCCGCTGAGAATCCCCGGCAACTGCTGCGCAACCTCCCACAGCCTTTGCAGCTGCTCACGTCCTTGAGCGAAGAACTGCCTTAGCTTGTCCTGCCCCTCAGCGGAATTGAGGAAGGTCTGCCACCTTTCGGTGAGTCCTGCAAAAGTTTCTAGCAGCCCTGGGCCATCACCCTTTGCCGCCCCGGTCAACGCGGTGAATGACTTTCCCAGATTCAAAATGATGTTGCCGAGGTTGGTGAACCCGTCTAAGCCTTGGTCGATCCATGTCGCGAGGCGACCGTCAGCGTCGGCGGAGGTGATGAAGTTGTTGAATCGGTCAGCGACTTTTCCGATCGCATCAGCCAACCTGGGTAGCGCATCGGATCCCGCCGCGGTCAAGGTTCCCACCGCGTGGATGATCGGATCAATAGCCGCCGTCAGTTTCGACTGCGCCTGCGCCGTGTTGCCGAAAATACGGTCCAGGAACCCTTGCGAGGATTGGGATCCCAACGAGTCCATCGCCTGCAGGAGGTTCTGATTCAGCGCCGCAGAAACCCCGTTAATCCCATGCGTGACCGACGGCAGCAGGTTCCCCACAAGACCTTTGAGGCCGTCGGAGAATCCTGCGAACAGGTTCTGCCCGGCGATGTTGCGGACATCCTCGAAGGTGCCCTTCAGCCCGGCGATTGTCTTCACCGATTCCGCAACGTTCGGGGCCAAACCTGCCAGCGCTTCGTTGGCGGCGTCTACGGATGCCTGGGTGCCGTCGGCGGCTTTATTGACTGCCTCCAGGGCGTCTTTCATTCCCGACATGCCCAGAGCGGCTGTGCCAACCGACGTCGCTAGGCCCGCGAAAATCCCTGGGACGGCGAACCCAGCCCCCGCCAACTGTTGCAGGGCGCCGGCGACTTGGGTGATCGCGGTTCCCAATGCGGGCAGGACACCGATACCCACGAGGCCAGCGTTCCATTTGAATGCGGACGCGAATTTTGCTCCGACACCATCGAACTGGTCGCCGAGGAGTTCGAGTTTCCGACGAAGGTCGGCGTCGTCGAAGTCGGCTTTCAGTGTGACCTTTCGCCGCTCCTGAGTGGTGCGTGTCCGATCAATGTCGCGGTTGGCTTCATCGGTGTCAGCCTCAACCTTGAGTTTGATGCCGTTACGTTCGGCGGAATTTACCGCTCGGCGGATCTCCTCTTTCAGTTTCGACGTTTCGGGGAGAACGGTGACATAAACGTCGGCTATCGACGCCATCTAGTCCTCCCTGTCTTCAGCTTCGGCGACCATACGCAGATAGTCCTCAACAGTCACCGTGAACGGCGACGAATCATCTTCTGCTGCACCGGTTTCTGGTGTTCCGGGGCGCGGTGTCGGCGCGGGACGGTTCACGTCTTTCTGACCGTCCACGGTTTTCGCCCACCACAACCGGTTGAGCACATCAAGTTGGAACGCGGCCAGGTGATCGCCTACCAGCCACCCTTGGTTACGGTGATGGAAGACGGCAGTTCCGGGTGGGGCGTAGAGAACGAACGACTTGAACACATCGAACGGCAACGTGCCGTCTGCGACGTCTTCCCACGTCCAGCGGGCGGGAGTTGTGTAGAGGTCGCGCTCGACAGCACCCCAATGTTGGATGAGGATGCTGTAGAGCGCCCCTATTCCCCCGCGTTAGTCCTGTTCCACTCCGACCACTTCTCGAACATGGCGATCAGGTCAGTGGGCACCCATTCATCCACCAGGGCGAGCGCTTCGGGGCAGGTGATGAATTCGACCATGTCGAGTACCTGCTCGAATTCGGGCTGCCGACGGGTGCGTCGCAGAAACCCGATGGAGGGCTGCCGTTTTTCGGAGATGGCGGCCAAGCCGATAGTGATCCCGTCGTGGGTGTAGGTGAACACCTTTTCGCCGGGATATTCGGCCTGCCAGTCGTACCCCGGCTCCCCTGGTTTCGGGTCGGGAGCCGGGGCCGACTGATCCTCGGCAGTTTCAGGGAACGGCACGGCTTTGTTGGCGTCGAGCTTGACGCCTTCCATGCCGGCTTTCTTCTGCTTTTTGGTTGGTTCTGCCACGGCGGTCACGATGCGTCGATGATCCCGTCATCGGTGAGGGTGCGGGAATATGCACCGTTGGAGTCGGCGTAGAACCCGACCGTCAGCCGGTGCGACAGCACAGTCTTGTGGTTCGTCGTCATGGTGTCCTTGTTGATGACGCGGCCGATCGGGAACCACTTCTGCACCCTTTTACCGCCGGGGGCGAACGCATCCCAGCACCACACCGAATCCTCGAACACATCCGAGGTTTGCAGAATCGACAACCGGGTTCCGTGGGTAGCGTCCGCCGCGGTGACGGTGACGTTGTTCGTGCCGTACGCGGTCTTGGCGACCTCAGGGTTCAAAAACTCGTACAGGGTGAACACGATGTTCAGGGCGTAGGAGTCCTGCGGCTCCGCGACGATGTCGGAACCCCACGCGAAAATCTTTGTGGTGGGCCGGTCTTCGTTCTCATCGATGCCGCCTTCAGCGACGAAACCTTGCTGCTTCATCGCTGAAGCGATCGTCGCCAAAGAGGTGGGGACGGTTGTGCCGAGCGGGCCGCGGTACAGGCCGCCGATCGTCGGCAGGTTCTTAGGCGAAGGCAGAATAACGTTCTGCACATTCCCGGTGAATGCCATTGCGGGTTTCCTTCCATACAAAAACCCGCCCCTATGTCGGGAGGCGGGAAGAGTGTTTTGCGTTGTGGATTAGGCGATTTCGTTCATCACGGTCACCCAGCCAGTGAGTAGATACCGCGTCAGGTTCGGGACATCCGGGTCCACCTGATATGTGGGGCCACCAGCGATTTCCACGTTCTGAACATCAAGTTCAGCGGGCATCACCTTCCACAACCCTTTTATCAGGCGGGCCGTGGCGGCTGCACGTTTGGCGTCTATGTCATAGACGCGGATCTGAATCAACTGAGCATCTGCGACGAGGTACTGCTCGTCAGCGGAATTCAGTTCTTCGATGGTGAAGAACCGGTCCGGTCGTGTTGCGGGAACTTGGGTGGTCCACGACGAATTGGAGAAGCCGCGAAGCCCGAGTTGGGTGATCATGTATGTCCGTGTGAGGTCACGCGCGGAGGGGGCGACGAGTGCGTCCATCAGTCCAGACCGTGAATCGGGTTGCCCTGATCATCGGATCCGTGGATCCGCCAGCCTTTAGTCGGGTTTTTCATCGTCCCATGCACATTGACGTCGTGGCCGCTGGTGCGCATCCGTTTGAGGATGGAGCTGTGTTTCGCCTCATGGGCTTGCGCTCGAGCGGTCGCCGCCACGATGAACAGGCGTGCCCTTGTGCCGCCTTCAGTGACGTGCGCGATGTATCCGTCTTCCACGGGCTGCTTGCGGGCGGCCTGCGCCGCGTGCAACTCGGTGTTCAGATCGGCGGTCCACTGGTCACCCATCGCTTTGAGGTAGGCCACCATTCCGGGCGATGTGCGGATCCCGGCGAATTCTTCGTTGTGCCAGTTGAATCTAGCCACGGACTCGTTCCACCACTATCGCCCCGCCGGGTTTGTATCCGAACGGGCCGGTGTTGAAGTCCCGAACATCCTCCGAGACGCGGTAGGCGGATTCGTCGTCGTTGATGTCGTCTCCGGGGAACGCGATCAGGTCGCCGGGACCGTACATGGACACGTCGGGGACCATCACAATTTTGTTTGTGATGACTCGTTGGGCGAGTTCATCGTTACCGACAGGGATTTCGGAGGTTTGCGGATACCAGCCGTACACCAGCCGCTCCACCGGATCGGCGTGGCCTTCCGGGATCGGGTATCCGTCGGCGTCTGTGCCGCCGCTTTGGTACACCGCATGGATGATGGTGTACGAAGCCTCCACGTTAGAGTCCTGGTGAGCGCATGGATACAGCGGTCGCCCTGTTACCTCGCAGCAGTCCTTCGAGGTCTTCGAGTTCACGGGCGTACAGGAACAGGTTTCCGTCCGGTGAGCGATACCGGATCGCCCTGTTATAGATACCTGCCCCTTCAGTCACCGATTCCACCGCAGGGTCGGTTACTTGCGCTGCGGCTGCGGCGAGTAGGGACCGTTTGACCATTTCCACCACAACGAGTTTGGCGGCCTCCAGGACCGCTTCGTCGGTGGATTCGGTGAGTCCGGGGACCCATACGCCGAGCCAGAACGACGCATCCGCCAACAGTGTGGCGGCGCGTGTCTGTTCGTCTGCTGTCAAAGGCCGGGGGAACCGGGCTTGCAGGTCTGACAGCTCGGCGTATGGGGTCGCCACTACTTGCTCCGGCGTGCCCGCGGCTTGGATTCGCCGGTGTCGTCGCCAGCGGTCGACTCGGCGACGTCATCCTCCGACACAGCCGTGTTCAAACCCGAATCGGTGCCGCTGTTTTCGGCGCCCGGAGAGGTGAGCATGTTCACCGACGCCCGAGGCTCCTCATACGGCTCGTCGCCGCCCGGCTGCACGTTGAGCTCGTCGAAACGCTCCACATCGTCGGAATGAACGTCCACCTCTTCGCCTTGGAAGCCGATGCAACCAGCGACGCCCTTAGCGTTGACGTAGGTGGCTAACGCGGTTTTGACAGTTCGCTTCGGCATCAGAGTCCCGTCACTTTCGCGATTCCGTAGGGATTGGTGATGACGAACACCGGGCGCACATCGGACTGAACCCAGGTGCGCTGGGTACCCTGCTCGCGCCACGTCTCCGTCGACAGCGGCTTCTCCAGCAGCATCTGCCCAACCTGCCCCGACTCGATCACGTACGCCGTGCCGGCCGTGACGCGGTTGGTGACGACGAAGGTGATGCCCGCGTCGTCGAGGACCGAACGCCACTCGTTGCCGTAGGTGATGCGGAACTCGTTGGCGTTGACCGGGTTCAGGATCCAGGTGTCGAACTGCACACCGAGTTCCTTCTGGTCAGCCAACAACTGCACCTTCGCGAAATCCGCCGCCGGCCACGCCGTGGCGTTGGACTGCGAAGAACCACCCGTGACGACTGCGGACCAGTCGTTACCGGTCGCCGTCTGCGCGGAACCACCCAGAGCGGTGATCTGCGCGTCGATCTCGTTGACAGCGTTGGTGTGGATGCGGCGGTTGATGGTGTTCGCCAACCTCTGCGAGCCCTGCTGAAGCATCATCGGGTCGTTGCGGTCCCTAGCTTCGTCTGTGACGAAGAACTTGCCACCGAACTTCTCAACCTGCTTGGTCAGCGGGGTCGGCCGGTCGAACGTGACGAGCGGGAACTCGGCGCCGGGTTCCACGTTCTGCACATCCCGCGAAGCCGAGACGAACAGTTCGTTGCTCGTCAACTGGGTGTACAGGACCGCGCCGCCGGAAACACCCCCGCCGGGGGTGAACACCTTATCCGCCCAGAATCCACGCATGGACAGGTCGGACAGGTAGCGGGTGATTCGGGTCGGCTGATTCAGCATCAGGTCGACCGTGATGTTGTTACCCGAGACAGTGGGAGCTGACAGCGGATATTCGAATGTAGGCATCAGTCAACTCCTTTCAGTACAGCTCGATCATGACTTCGTTGCCGCTGGACCCCGCACTGAGTGCGCGGCCAACCTTGACGCCAGCGGAGAACGCCACGGGGCGCCCGCTGGAACCGACCTCAACTTCTGCGAGAGCGGTGATGGTGCCGCCAGCGGTCATGGGCACGATCTGCCCCTTACCGCGGATGACGGCGACACGGGCGCCGGACGCCGCATCGTATGCTGCGACGCCGGCGACTTTGCCTGCGGCTGTGGCGGTGTTCACCGACACCAAACCGGTTGTGAGAGCGGCCGAGTAATCCACGAACGTCTTGCCGGTCACCGCTCCTGTGGTGACCGCCGTGATGTCCAGGCCCGGCCGATAGAGTGGGATGCACTCATTGGCCATGTTGGCTCCTTACCTTGTCCCGCACATGAGTCGGAGCCCACGCGGCGGGGTAACTGTCGTCCGCCGGTTTCGGCGGTTCAGGGGTGGCACCGGGCCGTAGCCCTTCCACTGGCCGATCAGACGGCGGTGGAGGGGTTTTCGTAGAAGCGGCGTGCAAAGCACCCAATCGGGCTGCTCGTGCTTCCATTTCTTCTCGGCTACCTGAGCCGATCAAGTCGATGTCGTCCGGGGGGATGTTGAACTGCACCGCCAACTCGAGCCGGGTGTAGCCGGTTTCGATTTCCGTGCGTGACCGGCGTTCCTGCTCGAGTGCTTCCTGAGCACGTTGCAGTTCGGTCTTCTGCGCCTCTTCCATCTGTTGGTGCTTCTGCACGATGGGTTCGGCTTCACGGTATTTGGTGCGCCACGACGCGTTTTCCTTGCGGAGTTTCGCGATTTCAGCTTGCAGGTCTTCCGCAGTGCGCTGCGGCCGCTCTTCCGGCGGGTCGGGTGCCGCTTTCGCCGCCACATCTGCGGGGGTCGGTGCGGGCTGTTCGAGCGGTAGCTGCTCGGGCGTATCCTGCGTTGCTGGTTCGGTCACTTCGTTTACCCTCCGGGGGTGTTTAGGCCCCGCCAGGGGGCGTTACAGAGGCCGCGAGGTAGTCGCGGGTTTCGCCGGAACGGACTTTGCGGTCCCATTCGCGGCGAAAAGCGTTGCGGGCGTCAGCATTTGAGCGCCTAGATGTGGTTTTCTGCCACAGGTCTTCGAGTTTCTCGAAGGCTGGGCGGCCTTCCCAAGTGTTGTGGTCGACGACGAGGACTGCGATGCAGTCGCAGTCACCGCCCACTAACTTGCCGTTCTTGTTTAGGTGCGCGGTGTGGTACAGCGTCATGGGTTGTCCACCGCGACCTATCGCAGATTCCCGCGACTTGTAGATCGGGCCTCTGCTGGCGAGCATGGCGCAGAACGAACACGATGTGGCTCCGGTCAGCATGCGGGCCCATCCGATGCCGTCTGTCTGCTCTGCCACTGTTTGGACGGTTTGTCGGGCGGGTTCTTGCGCCTGTCGGCTCAGTTGGCCGGTCGCGGCGCGCGTTCCCACGTCCACGATGCGGGGGTGGTGGCGATTCTTGTCCGTCACCATCTCTTCGAGAACTGTCAGGTTGACGGTGGCTGATTCCAGCGCCCGCATAACCGCATCCAAGGGGAGACCCGGTAGGTCGGGGATGTCCAGACCGAACAGTTGGGAGGCGATGTACGCCTGTGTGACGGCGTAATTGCGTTCCCGGGCGTTACGCACCGACCGGGCCAAAAGAAGCGCCATATCTTCGCGTTGGGCGGCGGTGACAGGCACCCCGTAGGCGGTGAACAACTCCCGGATTTTCCGCAGGAGAGCCGCTAGGGCTTTGTCTTGTTCGCGTCGGTACTGTCTGGCGTTCACTCAGGGCCGGGACGCGGCTCGAGCCGCCCCGCAATAGCGGGCATTTGTTCCACCGACGCAGGCAGTTCGGGTTGTTCCGCGCGGAGCTGTTTGGCGCGTTCCACAGTCGCTTTCGTCCAACCCGGCAGCGATTCCCACGCCAACTCTTCAGGCACACCCAAACCGGCGACCCATTTCACTAACGCGTCGGTTGTTTCAGCGAGAGTGCGGGCTGTGAGGTCGGCCCACTTCACTTCCGAGGCGAAATCCTCAGCGGAAGCCTTGTCGCCGGTGATGTAGGCGCACGTGCGGAGCATCTGCTCGAACGATTCACCCAGGGCGGTCTGGATTTCGCCGCTCTTGCGTTTCTTCCCCGTCTCCAAGCCCGCCAGCGTGGCTTCGGAAATGTTGGAAATGGCTGCTACGCCGAAGTTTTGGGGTGGGAGTTGCCCGATGGACGCCATGTCCATCACAGCGGACTCTTTCGACTTGATGTAGCCAGTAAGGTCGCCTACTTCGAACTGCCCAGTCTTCACATCTTTGGACGAGAAGTACCAGACGTCGCCGGCGACCATCGCCAGGGCTTGTTCATCGTTCTGGGGGCGCCAGCCCGTGACCCACCGTTGCACGAACGCGGTGAAATACTCTGCGGCGGACATGTTGTAGGTGGTTTCAGTGATCCGGGCCTGGATCGTCAACAACGGTTCAACGATGCCGAAGGTCTCTTCGCCGTCCATCTCCCATTTGTCGCGGAACCTGACGATGGGACACACCCCGACGTTGTGGGAACGGGATTCGATGTATTCGAGGTTGTCGCGGGTGTTGAACAGGGGGTCGGTCCACCCCAAAGCGGATTGTGGAACCTGCTTAGCGCCGAGGAAATGAACTTTTTCCTCGTCGTACAACCGGATCGCCCGGCCTTTGACTTCCAGAGCCAGGATGGGCCAGTCATCATCAACCGGGGTCTGCCCCGGGGTCCATTCGATGGGTTCCCCGTACACACAGGTCATCTGGCGGGGTGAGACGGGCCGCAGGAACGCCCCGGCCCCGCCCATCGGATTCAAGGAGGGCAACACCGCCACATACCCGACCCCGTAAGTCAGCGCGGCGCGGATGACACCTGTTTGGCGGGCGTCCATCTTGTTGCGCTGCCACCACTCCCACGGATTCGCCGTCTCCTTGGTGTCGGAGGCAAGGTAGTTGTCCACCTTTAGGCTTTGCGCGTACGTGTCCACCACGAGGGGCAGGAAGTTGGTTTGCGAGCGCCACCGCATCCCCAGCGCAGGTTCCTCCCGCCGCCCTGATGCTTCCAACCCCATCTGGGCCTGCGTGGGGGTGACGTTTTTCAACGCCCCGGAAATGACATCGAGGCGTTCTGATTCGTAGGCTCTGGCACCTTGGAGGATTTCGCGAACCGCGTCGACCGCTTGATTACGGTTCACTCATCACCACCTTTTGAATGCGTAAGCCTCACTAGGCTCTTCAGGTTCACTGCCGGCCAATGCGAGCCGGTACACCATGCGCGCCCCGATCACGCAGACGCAGGCGTCGATCTTGTCCGGGCTGTTAGGTGTTTCTTTTTTGACGGATATAGCGCCGTTCCAGCGGGTTTCATACCGTCTGGCGTTTCCCACATGCCTCGCGACGACCGGGTCGCCGTCGTGGGTGAACGCGCCTTCAAGGATTTCTGTTTCTACAAGTTCGGCAGCGAGCGCGAAATCTCGGGAATGCGAACGCATATCCCAGGCGATCGGCTCAGGCAGTTTCCCGCTCGGGACCGCCCACACATCTAGTTGGTCTTTCCACCGTTGTGGCCACGTCGTTTTCGCGTAGCCTTCCCACTCCCGAACGTCGGAGAAAAACCCGACCACTTCGAACCGGTCAAACACTGCTGATAGGCGGTTGTCGATCTGCTCCGCATCCACCGGAACGTCATCGACGGGTTCCCAAACCCCCACCGTGAACACATGCCCATCACTGAGGCAACAGCCGACGCAGGCGGTGGCGTCACGCGTTTTAGAGCCGTCGAAGAACAGAACGATTCGTTCCCCATCAACCAACTCGCGCAGGTCCCGACCGTCTTGCCCGTCAGCGGCGAGTTGCGCCCAATCTTGGGGGTCACACCAGGCGTCTTCCGCCGCTGTGGGCCAGTTCAGGTACTTGCGTTTCGAGTCGTCCGCCCGCGACGATTTCGACCAGATACGGGTCATGATCGCCCGGATTTCCTGATCGGTTTTCCACTCGCAGTCCGCGTACACGTACCGCAGCGCCCGCTCGAGCGACTCCGCATCGGACATATCCGTGTCAGGGGGTGCGATGACGGCGTCGTACAGCATGAGCGACCCAGACTTTGTGTGCCCCCGGGCAATCAGGGCTTCCTCTTGCTCCACGAACGTGTCCCACGTCTTCTCAGCCTGAGACCCGACACCGGGCTTCCATGCGTTGTTCGTTTCGCACATCCGCGAACCCGACTTCGCGAGGTTGTCGGCCAGCGTGTTCATGAACTCGGCGCCGTCCGGGCCGAGCCACCACTCCGTCTCATCCCCCACAATGAACGTGGCCTCGCCACCCTCAGCGGTCTTCGCGCTCGAGGTCATCACATGCAGTCGACCGTCGCTGCTGTTGTAGCGCGTCAACCCCGGATCAAGCCGGTAGTCGGAGACCAGGCGCGAGTCCTTCTTGGCGAAGGCCCGCACCATCCGCATCGTGTGCTCGGTCTGATCCTCCGACACCGCGGCGATCTGCACCAACGGCATCGCCACCGGACGACCAACACACCCACCCGGTGCTTCAGGGTCGAAATCCTTCAACCGGATCGGAGCCAGGAACTCGATCAAAGCCAACGCCGCCGCGAACGGCGACTTCCCCGACCCTTTGGCCAGACGGCGGGCGCCGTGGTGATGCACCCAGCTACCGTCCTCATGCACCGCATACCAGTGCAGCAGAAACCGCAACTGGCGAGTGGTAAAGACGAACCGCTCACCAGCCCGGGGCCCATTGGGCTGCCGAAGATACTTGGCCGCCCACTTCGCCGCCTCCCACCCCAACGTCAGTTGAGGTAACTCAGCAGGAAGGGTATCGAGACGGTTAAGCGCCGAGGCTGGCTTGATACTCGGCGAGCTGGACAACAGCAGCTTCCTCATCCGGGTCGACTACTTGCGGCTTCATCTCAATCCCGGCCCGACGCTTATCCGCCGGCGAAATCAACAACTCGGCCAATCCAGCCTGCACAGCCGTCCACGCCTGCGCACCAATCCGCTCCGAACACAACGTCCTCGACGCGAACAACAGTTCCATCCGCACCCGCTGCCAATCAGCATCCGAATAAAACTTCGCTTCAGCGCTCGTCCCGAGAACATCCCACAACGCCTGCACAATCGGATGCGCCTCAAAACCCAACTCTTCCGGCTGAACCCCCGCCGCCGCAGACGTCACCTCCGCATCACCATGCGACTCTGGCTTATTCGCCCGACGTCTCTGCGACTCAGGCTTCGGAGCAGGACCACGCGGCTTCGACACAGCCATAGCAAACGACCTCCAGGGTCAAACCGCCACCAGGACGGCAAACAAACAACTACGATGCGCTAATGACTCCAGGACCAGTGGCTAAAAGTCGGCGCGGCCATCTGGGTCATCCTCATGGCAGCCTTCGCCCTCACCATCAACCCGATACTGACGGCCGCGATCCTCGTGGGAGCAGCAGCAGCACTCGTCAACCACGCCCGCACCCGCCGCTGACTTCAAAACCCGTAGCCAAACCGAGACGCT